AATGTCATATTGTCTGACAATATTTCATCTATTAAACGTTCACCGGTTTCTTTATTTGGAACAACAACTCTCTCAAATTCTGCTAAAAACTGATTATGGGTTTCTTGATTGACAGGAATACCATAAATAGAATCAACTTTTGAAAGACTTTCTTTAAGGGTATTCAATTCGCCTTTTGTTTCAGCCAACATTTGATTGTACTGAGTTTCATAAGTAGCAGATTGACTTTTCTTATATTCTTTTACAAGATTATCATTGTAGTTCTTGATATTTTCATCAATTACTAAAGCAGCATCTTGCTTTTGTATTTTAGTCATTCGACCAATCTCTTGTACAATATCATCATCAGTCAAACCACTTGGATTTTTTTCTGAATCATAAACACCATAACGAGTTTTTAAATCAAATGCAATTTTTTCATCAACAGTAAATTTACTTGCATCAACATACTGTTCTGATACATTTGTTACTAAATCATTAATCGTAAGATTAGGATTAGTAGCAGTCATATCTTGTATCTGTTGTGCTAATGGATGAAGAACCGGTTTCTCTAAACCAAATTTCTGTGCAATAAATGGACGAAGTAAATCATTCTCTGTTTCGGCAGTAATCTTTTCAGGCATTTTAAAGCCTTCTAAATCTTTAAATGAATCCCACAAAGGAGAAGGAGTGTAAACTGTCTCTACGGTATCTTCTGTTGTTTCCTCGGCAGTCTTTTCCACTTTCATAGGTTCATCATATGTACCAGCAGGTGCTTCTAACCTTTGAAGTTCTTCAGCAGAAAAGCCACCAGAGGTATCTTGACCTTCGGTAGCTTCTTGCATTTTAAAAAATAATGGCTTATACATTGATTAAATTATTAAAGTTAGTATCAACACCTAAAAGATATGAATCACTTACTACTAAAGCAAGAGCTCCTTTTACAATGATTTGGTTTGCAGCATTAGCCATTGATGGATTATAATAAACAATATCACTAGCTTTAAATTGACTACTTCCACTTTCCATTACAACAGCTAAATGTGGATGAACACCTTTAAATCTTTCTAAAGTTGGTTTCTCATTATTTACAATGATGATCTTTTCGGCAAATGGAACTGTAATAGGGCAAAGAAGAATATCACCACTATTATTTATTGTTCTACACTTGAAACCAGTTTGACCCGGATCACATACTTCAATAAGACTTAGATAACTTTTAATCCCATTGTTCTTAGATTGAATTTCCTCAATCGCTTTTTCTAATCTGTCTTTAAACATAAGTGTTTGATTTGATTAATAATATGATGCAAATATATGAATAATTTAATTACTATGAGTCTTTTAAATTTACTTTATTCCTCATGTTTTTTTCATGGTCAACAGTAGTCTTTCGAATTGATTGTAATTCACCAGTCTTTAATTGTGCTTCTGAAAGTATCGCATTCATCTTAATTTCAAACTGTTTCATCATTTCTTGTACTCTATTAGCACGTCCTTCTTCTTGTAAATAGGCAGATTCAATTTCATTATTTGCCATTATTTTAAAGTTTTCAGTTTTCTCTTTAACAACAAGTTCTCGTTCTTTAAACTCTGATTCCCATTCATAACGTTTTTCATCAAGTTGTAAACGTGCTTTATCAATTTCTCTTGAAGCTAAATCAAATTCATCTTTTGTTTTCAAAAGTTGCATATCAATCTGAGCTTGTAAATTCATTGTTTTTTGTTTAGCTTCTTCTTTGGCAGTTTCGGTAGCAACATTATTTTGTTGTCTGATTGCTTCGGCCTCTTTTGACATCTGAATAAGTTTGTTTTCCATTTCAGTCAAATCATCAATCTTAAACATACTCACTACAGAAGTAAAAGGAAGTTCAGCGCGACCCCATGATTGCATTGCTGCAGTACGTAAATCTTCAAGACGTGATTCCTCTTTTACATTATTGGAAGAATAGATTCTAAAATCTGAACCATTCAATGAACCTTTTGGTATTTGAATAAGAACTTCTTCCAGGTCCTTATCAAGAAAGTTTAATACTTTACCATCTTTCCATGTATAACGTATTTTCAAGTTTAGAAATAATTCAATTGCTTTATCAAAAACTGTATCATTTTCTGAGAACTGTATTTCAGTAATAAGAGAAGATTGTTCTCGCGACATGTTTACATTACTTACTGGATCAGAAGAAACAAATTGACCAAGTGAAGCATCAGTAATACCAATAAGTTTACCTATTAATGAATCAATGCCATTAAGGACATTATCAATAAAAGCAATACTCTGAGTAATCGTATCATCATAGTTTTGAAATTGATTATATGAAGCCGGTGTTTTACGACCTTTCTTCATTGTCTCAATCCACATAGTTCCAAGTTTACGATAGTACATCCATTTACCGGCAGTCATATTATCCGGTTTCTGACTCTTATCCATTATCATACCTTTTACTCCGGATAAAGCAATAGTAAGTTCTTTCTTATAATTTACAATATCATAAAGTTCTATTAATTCGCGAACTCTCCATATAAGAGAATATGGTTTTTCAGACGCTGTATTGAACGATCTTGCAACAAGTGGGAGTGTAGGTAGTCCGGGCATATCAATTGGTCTAAAAACATTGTCCTGTTTACCCATGTTGATATGAATAACATTTCCAATAACAACCATATGATAAATATCATAAATGACAACACGATTACGTATTTCATCTTTTTTTAGTTTAGCATCTTTTGTTGTAAGATGTACAAAATATTCATCTTCACGATATTTGTTTGGTGTCTTTTTCCAAAATATTTCACGTGGTGCCAAAAACCATATACGTGATACTTCAATAGCATTGTGTTGGTCATTGAAGTTTTCACTGTTATCAAAGTATGCAGTATTACCAACATAATTTTTTATTGTAGCACTATCACCTATTGAATAAGCAGAGATAATTTGTTCTTCTGATTTAGATAATTCAAATTCAGAAAATATCTGACTTTTATTCATATACTCTTTGGTAAAACACCATTCACTATTCTGAGTCCAACGATTACTTCCACCTTTAGAATAACATGCAGTATTTGCATCTACTTGTTTAAAAACAATATCTTTTGTTCTTGGATTATAATAAGTAATATATGTTGGTTTACCAGTTACAATTTTTTCACGAAGCCCTACATTCCAATGCTGTTTTAAATCCTCTGTTTGAATAGCAGATTTTAATGCGGCATTGGCAACCTGTTGCATTATTTCAACATCAGTATTCAATAAGAAATAATCAATACGTTTTTGCATTTCATTATTGTCTAATGAAACACGTGAAAGATTTCGAATAAGTTTCTGCATCTCTAATTGAATCATTGGCATATTCTTTTTCAGTTCTTCCATCTGAGTTTGTGCTTGTTCATTATCCGGTTGGACTTCTAACTGTTTCTGCATATCACTCATTTTATCTTGTACTTGTTGAATCTGTTGTTGAACAATTGCATCACGTTCTTTATACATCTCCAATTTCGCATTTAGACTAGCCTTAATGCGATTTTCATACTTCAATTGAAGAGTACGTTCATCCATAGCAATTGCTTTGCTTTTAAACGACCTACGTGCTTGTTTAGATTCAAGTATATTCAACTTACTTCTTACAATCTCATTACCTATATTTCTGAACTTAGCCGGATAAGTAAAACCTTCAACTTTTGTCAAGTATTCAAATTTTGTATTATCAATAATACCATGATAAATATTCCAACATTTTCTGTCTTTTATATTATCATCATGGAAATCAGAAGAACCAGATGATAAAATATACCTTGCTACTTCTTTGAAATAGTTATCATCTTTATTTTCACTATTAATTAATTTTTCTGGAAACATAGTATTTATTTTAAGAAGCAAATTTAATTCCTTGATTATTCTCTGATACATAACCACCATATGTATCTTCTTCTAGTTCTTCTCCTTCTGAATAAGCAGCGAACTCTTGTGTCTCTAATGCACTTGCAATATTTAAAGCACTTGCTATAGTAATATCACAATTGTATTTTGGTGATTTTTTAAATTTTGCAAAAGCTTCGATTTGTCGTATATCATACATCTTATCGATAATAGCAAAATCATCTTGTTTCATCTTATCTCTCCATATATTTAAAGCATGAGGGATAAATGATTGTTCTACTCCATAACGTTGTGCGGCCTTACCATCTTGTACATATTGACTAATTACCATTTGTGGACGTTCTTGCAATAAAAACTCACAACCGGCCCGTTTATAATAATCAAATATCAATACATTTGAATACTCAATAAGATTTTCACTTTCGCCATATAGATAACAGAGTTTTACTGTATCCTCATAGAACTGATAATTTCCACCTTCATCTTCTGTTGGTCGTTCCGTTACTCTAGCAACCCAATGGTCAAAAGTATGATGTGAATCAATAGCACCTTTCCAAATTGAACAACTACCTAATGAGAATGATGTTTCACTCTCTACCTTATCATAACTGTCCGTAGCGGCACTATAAAGATTTTTCCATACTTTCCCATACCCATCAACTTCCGGTGCCTGTATGATAAGAAAACGACCTAATTCATCTGGAACAAGTTCAACTCCTTTACCCCAATCAAATGGATCAATCCAATTAATCTCTGCATTGTAAGCAATCTGTTGTTCTCGGTGTGTAAGTAAATAACGTTTTCTATCATTCAATTTTTGATTAGCTGTTTCTCCAAGGAAACCACCAGTGGCTACCATGAACATCTGAGATAAATAAAGTGGTTTAGCTGTAAGAGCAATGTATCGTTCAGAAGAGTTTTTACTTGATAATTCTTTTTGAATAGAAACAATACTTTCTTCTATTAAACTATTACCATCTTCATCAATTATTTCAAATTCATAAGCTGGAACAAAAGCCGCGACTTTACCAGTTGAAGAGATTTCATCTTCTTCCCATATATTGTCAAACTCGAGCAAATCAAATTTAGCCGGATTATATGCCATTTCTTCGACATCAGCAACAGACTCATCCATATCACCACCAGTTCCAATATACATTTGATAACCGGTCTTATCACCTTCAGCAAGTAAAGATGGTTTAACGAACTCTGCTGTTTGCTTAAGAGTATCTTTTTTCCATTTACCAATTTCTTCATAAAGAATCCAAAAAGGAGTAAGACCTGATACAGCTTGTGTATTATCTTTTGCAGTAATACAATAAACTTCACTACCAAAACCAAGCATAAGAGTTCTTTTCTCTCCGGTTTCTTCATTGACTACCTCTTCACGATAAGAAGACTTAATATAGTCACTTCTGTTTGGTGATCTACGTTTATAAAACTCACTATCTCCAAGCCAATCAAGTCCGCGAACAACATTAGTCATTGTATGCTCAGCATAGTTTCCTTGGCCGGCAACAATTACGTTTTGAGAACCAGGGATAAAAATAAAATTATAACCGATATTACTTGCTGCATATTCAGAGAATCCTTTCTGTCTTGACTTAGGAAATAACAAATCTTTTGCATTTAAAAACATAAGTTCTATACACATGAATTTGAAATAATCTAAAGAAGTAAATTTAGGATGACGTTTATCCTTTCTTTTTACATTATCCAATTTTGCAAGAATAACCCAAAAATTCAAATAGAAATACATTCTACCGGGAATCCAAATATCATGACCACGTTTTGTTGCATTAGGAACAATATATCCTTTTATACAACGACGATATTGCTCATGCCACCATGCTTGATAGTTTGGACTATCTTTATCAGGTTGCATTTCATCTTTATTATAGATAACTGGACTGAAACGCTTAGTATCTTTAAAATCTCTTGTTAGACACATATTATCAATGTCCGGAACAAGTGTTCTATCCATTGATAATACATCATCTAAATATGTAAGTTTAATATCAGCCATAAATTATTTTGCTATAAAATATCCTCCAATTGCACCGGCGCCCAAATAGAACCAAATATTATTTTTACTCCACCAACCAGTTGAACGTTTTAATGCAGTAGTCAAATCTTTCTTTTCTTTTTGTAATATAAGATTTTCATTTTTACATTGTTCTGTTTCCTCTGTTTGTAAGAAGTATTTTTTAGTAGCATCAGTCAAACTAAGTTCAGTACTAATTAATTTCTTTTCAGTAGTTTTTATAATAGTATCTTTCTGCTGCAGTGATATATTTTTCAATACTAAAAGACTATCACAATTCGCTAAAGTATGCTTTGTAGTATCTGTATTATAATCATTTTCAAACTTACTTATCTTTTTTGATAAAACTACATTTTTATCTTTATAATTAGAAAGCGTTTTACTTGATTCTAAACGATCCTTTTTTCGTAAAGCATTGATACTATCAATCGACTTAATTGATTGCTTACGATAGTTACTAGAAGCTGTATTAAAGCCATCACGATATGCAGATGATACATCTTGTTTTGTAATCAATGTTTTTGCCTGTTTTGATTGACATGATTTTACCACACCACCAATAAACAGTAAAAGCACGATAGTTATTATCGCGCTTATTACCAAGTTTTTCTTTATAAATTGTATCATACTTCTCTAGTCCCTCCGGTGACATCACTATCTTTATCAAAGAACTTACCAATACCAAGAATGATAGGAGTAGAGATTACTAAATATTGACCAGTGTCAGTAATAGTAATTGTTTTTAGATAGACTAAAAATAAACATATAAACACATTTACTAAACAGACAATTCCGAATAGTGATGTTTTCCATGATTTGCGTTTGTAAGAAGTTCTTGTTTTCATAATAATTAATATCAAATTGTTTTATAATTAAACTAATATAGAAGTACCATCAATCCAAATAGTGCCTGTGTCATAATGTCCTTCACCTACAGCACCTATAAGCATCGCCTTGGTACCTATTTCAGAAGATAAATTATAACATCCTTGTAAGTCTGTTCCACAAATGTTAGCAGACCTAAGGTCGGTATTATTTAGATTACAGTTTTTCATTAAAACATTAGTTAGATTAGCAGAAACGAAGTTAACATAAGATAGATCACTATCCATAAATTGACTTCTTTCAAATGATGCGTTTGGAGCAAACATACCTCGTAGATATGAACCTGTAAAATCACATTCTTGAACAACAGCGTTTGAAAAATTAGTCTCAGCAAACTTAGAAAACTTGAAACTACATCTCTCAATATAGGAATAAGACATTTCAGCTCCTGATAAATCTCCGGATTGTAAATCACAATCTCTCATTATTAGGAATCTCATATAAGACCCTATTAATTTTACTCCTATTAGATTATGATTGACAATATTAGGTGCAATAGGAACATATTCTTGACCAACTCTTTTATAAAGCATTCGATTACGACCATCAACATTTCGGTCTCCACCACATTGAATTACATTAAAAGGTCCTAATTGTCTGTCCCATGGAATTGTCAACATTTCTTCATAATCTGCTACCGTGAAATAAGCCTCATCTAATCCTCCAAAATATACACTATTCAAATTAAGAGGTAAAGGAAACTTTAATTTAAACTCTTGTCCTCTGTATGCATTAAATGCTATACCCATAAACATCTTATCCATAGGATTACGTATAGTAAATCCTTCATCATAGTTCTCACATATATTACGTAATCCCATTGGATACCAATCTATATCTTCTTTAAAATTTATATAAACATAAGCAGGCCATAGAATCTCACCTTTCCATAAATTCCAATTTATAGTTTTTGAATGATTATAAAAATTTATGATAATTGGGTTTTCAGCAGTTGCTTCACTACATAATTCTAATTTATCGATAAGATATTCTCCCGGTTTCATATCTATAACATTGCTTGTGCCCCCACTACTGGAGGCATCAACAAAAAAACTACATGTCGCTGTTTCATATGCTGATAAATCACTATAATAATTTCCATTTATATCTTGAAATTCTGTTGGCATTAATCCATCTGCATAATTTCCATTACCTTCTTCTTTTACAATAGTAATTGCTCCTGTAATTGAATTGGTAATTTCAACACAAGAACCTGATGGTATTCCAGTATTGTCGCCAATAACCCATTTCCCATTTTGTTTTTTATAGAATTTCATGACATTTTAATTTATTGTGTAAATACAACATTAGGGAATGAACTTAATCACTCCCTAATAGATAATAATTGTTAGCAAGATTTCTTACTTGACATCGGTTTCTTCTTTCCAGAAGAAGATGGTTTTTGCTTTGTTGCAGCCATAATGATTAGTTTTAAAGATTAGTAATTATAGTTTTAAATTGTTTACTCGATTAATCCATCCCTTTTTAAATTTTGCATTTTTGCCAATACCTATATTAGTGTAAAATGCTATACGAGCATTCTTATAAGCATTGAGATAATTTCCAGAATTTACTTTTTGAAGAGTTTGATTACCAAAAATTCCATCAGTTAAAACTCCTATAACTGATTGAAGAACTTCTATTGCTCTATGGACACCAGAGGTAACTGCAAAATCAAAAACATGTAAAGCTAAAAATTCATCTTTGATTAAATCTATCTTGCAAGGATCACAATACAGTTTTTTATAAATTGCAATTGCTTGTACTTCTGTTAGATTTTTAATATCTAGATTTGGAAATGCTTTTTTAGAAATACCATATTTAGTTTCACCTCCCGAATCATTAGGGTCATTAGTATATTTACTACCACCCTCTGCAAAAAGTATTTTAGGTATAAATTTATTTGCTCTTTCCATAATTATTCTTGTTTGTTTTCAATATCTAAAGCACGCATTTTAATTGCTACTGGACAATTATCCGTATTGTCTTTGTTATGTTGACAACTTTTATTAGAACTTACAATCATTCGATAAGCAGAAATAAGTCTTTGTGAACGACTATCTTTTTTTAAAAGTTTTTCAACATCCAATTCAAGAGTTTCAATTTTTTTTTCTGCTTCTAATTTCCATTTAAGAAGAAGATTTAATGAAGTCTCCCATGATTGATTTTCTTTGATAATAGCATTACTTTTTCGAATGCTAATAGAAGATGGAGAAAAGTAAGAAACAATACTCATTACTCCACCAATAGCACCAAGTGTTCCTCCAGTGCCAATTAAGGCAATTAAAATATTATCCATCGTTTTCTTTTTATGTAAGTTTCGTCAATTTTCTTAGACTCTTCAAGTAATCGTATTAGATGATCTATTTCTTTTGTTGTCATATTGTCACAGACTCCATTATCTATTGCTTTTATGACTCTTTTAAAGAGTCGTATGATTGTCTTTTTTACTGTAGCATCCATTTTTATAATATAAGATTGAAGATAATATAATAGAGAATAAAGTCAATTTAATAATAGTATCAAAAATGTCAGGTAAAAATAAACCTTTATTATTTAAATATTCTATAATTAAACAAATAGTCATATTTAATATTAAAACTTTATGCCATAAACAGAATCTAAATGATAAAGATGCTGAAAATAAATATAGATTATATATTAAACTTTGTCCAAATCCAATATATAAATACATATCTCTTATTTTTGATTCATGCCAAAATACATAAATAAAAAGTAAAAATAAATTTATTATAATTGGAATATACTTAGTTAGAACTACGTGTATTCTAATAAAGTTCATCGGTCGTAATAGGTCTAGTTCCACCACCAGTTCCGCCTCCAGTTCTTGGATTGTCATCTTTTTTTAAAGTGTCGTCTTCTTTTTTCATTTTTTCCAATTTTTTTCTTGTGAAAAGTATTTAAGAGTAATTAAAGCATTCATAGGTATTCCTTTTGTAGAACGTACTATTGATTCTTTAATCTCTACTAATGAAATTTTTCGTTCTATCTCAAAATCACTTTGTAATTTTTCATTTAAAACTTTAAATTCATTTTGTTCTTCTAAAGATAATAACAAAATAGCATTGTCTCGGCTTATTTGATTTTCTTTATTCATCTCAACAAATTTGTTTTCAAATTCAATTAATCTAGGACTAATCGTTTTTTGAATTTTGTTGTTTTCTTTTTCAAGAATTTCAAAATTATCTAGAATAAGACAATTCAATTCAGTATTATCAATACCTTTTGAATTAAAAATATTCATTAGATTACTAATTTCAAAAAACTTTGATCTAATTTCTCCAATTTTCATAACTTTTTATTTTTATATTTATTCTATTATAATTATTTAATACCCTTCTAAAACAACATATCCTGCTGATGTTGAACTTGCGTTTATAGTAATAGAAGTAGAACTGAGTGAAGTTATAGTTATCGCGCCAGTTATATAATATGATGGTTGTCCAAATGCAGTAAATGCAACTGGAAATGTATATGTAGCCGATCCACCAAATGGGCTTCCTTTTAATACTACCTTTTTGTAACTATTTGTCTGAAATGGCATAGAACAAATAACAGTCCCACTAACTGATCCATTTATAGATGTTTGTGTTTGATCTATTCCTATTGCACTTATATTTACAACGCTCCCATCAGCTAGTAATAATTGAGAAGATGTTCCTCCTGATTTAATAAAACTACTAGCAGTAATATTACCATTAAAATAGCCACTACCACTAACTCCAATACCACCATCAACAACTAATGCGCCTGTGGTAGGTGAGGTTGAGAGAGTTGTTGAAAGTATGTCTATTTCCCCAGTATTTCGAATGTATAATCTTTTAGTTCCTGTTGAGTATAACCCAAGCCCATTATTTGAAAAAGAACCGATATAAGTATCATTATTTACTCCGTATTGCTCAATACCAAATTTACCATATACAGCTCCTCCACTTCTTTTTAAATTAATACCCCCTTGATTGGCGTTTCCAATATAATAATATGCATTGTCTGACCCATCATCACTTATTAAACTATTTACCATATTGCTACCATTCCATTTAGGAATGTAGTTTATTGTAAGTCCTGTAATTGCAGGTTGAAATGCACTAGTATTAGTATAAGCCGATGAACCTAAGCCTAACCAAGATTTAATACTAGAATTATCAGCAACTCTAAACTTATTATCAGATACATCCCATGCAATCAATCTATTTACATTAACAGCTTGATTGAAATCTATAGGATAACCTCCCCATTGATTAGAATTGCCTGCGCTGTTTGCATAGTTTACACTCTGAGCAGATATATTACCAGTATTAATAGCGCTACCTAATGGTTGATATGTAGTACTATCCAAACTCCCATCACCTTTAAGAAATTGTGATGAAGTTCCACCAGATACTTTATATTGGGTTGCAGTTACATAATTTTTAAAAAATACATTGTCAGACCCATCAATGTACATAGGAGTGGTACTATCGGTATAGTTTCTTATAGAAAATCCTATATTACTTACACCATCTATACTGTTTTTAATATTATATTCCTTTGCACCTATTTGAGTTCCTTGAAAGGATATTAGTGCAGAACTTCCGTTTAAGTTTTGAAGGTACAAAGAATTAGATTGAACTATAGTGGAGTAGCTCTCAAATGTCAAATTATTAGCCCCTGCTGTCAATTTCAATCCAAGACCATTTGAATTATTTTTAAGATATCCACCATTTACAAATGAAATGCCAAGCCCCTGATTAAAACCAATATTGCCAGATTCTTGTCCGCCAGACAATGGTAAATAATTAGTCCACGGAGTATCAGTTATCCCATACCCAGATAAAGTAGATGGATGATTGGAAGAATACCAATAACCAACTAATGTCCATGGAGTACCAGTTACAAATCCACCATAGTTACCTAAGTCATTTGTAAATTGTGATAATAATGTAGGTTTAGAAGTTATTTCTGAATAAGTATAACTAGGTTTTGTAGAAGTTTTAGCCCAATTATAAACATCTGATGCAATACGAGAATCACTTAATCTACTATCAGTATTTACTACCCAATTACCATAATTACCAAGATCATTGGAAAATTGAGAAAGTAATGTTGGACGATTACCAATTTCGGTCCATACATAAGATGGTTTTACTGATTCTTTAGCCCATAAATATACATCACTTGCCGGCAAAGTAGTAGGATAATTTGGAAGTCCATAACCACTTGTTGTTGTTGGATGATTATCAGTACTCCATTGTAATACATTAGAGACGTTTGAAAGACCTATATCAGACTTATTTAATACAACAGTACCTACATAACCATTTACAGAACTTACTGCATCTGTGTTATCTACCTTGCCCCATACAGAACCATTTGCTATCAACCAATCTCCTACTTTCCATT